AGAGCAATCGAGGAACAAAGTATAATATTCCTAGCTATGCTAGACTTGCTAATTTATGATACAAAGAAATACTATTTATGGTTTTTGGAACGCATGTAGTTCTAATCCTTATCTACCTTACATTACATTGCTACTTGTAACTTAGTTATCAGCATAATTTGAGGATTTTCTATTTGAAATAGTTTTCATTTTTTATATATTGTCTTAATTCTAGTTCTAATTAATGTAACATGTTACTCTTGCCTTGAACCTCCAGGCTTTGGCTCCCTATCTGTATTGGAATCATTATCTGTTAAAAAAATCATTGAATGCACTGTGCATATCATCTCTCTCTTTATTTTCTGTGGTTTTAAGTTGCTTAATTCTATGTCAATTTTGCTTACTGCATTGAATATTAATCCGCTTATCTCTTCACTTGTTATATTTGAATACAAACGATTTTCTGTTAGAAACTCTACATCATTGACCATATACCTTCTAATCTTTTTTAAGATCTTGTATCTACCAGAGTCATATTCTTCTGTAAAAACCTTTTTGACTAGAGGTTCAGGTTTAAATGGTTCTTTGAATTTGTGATTTGGTGCAGCTAGATTAACAAAATTTTCTATGCTGTCAGACACACCTGATAAAATGCTCTCTCTTTTGTCATTTAAGAAATGCTTTTGGATGCTGCTGCTAAGCCTACAGGTCATTATTGCATCAAGTAAACTAACCAACCTATTTTCTCTTACAGGTTTCATTGCAAAATGGCTTCTTAATAATTTCATTATATCATGCTCTTCACCTTTTACACATATCATCAAAAACTTCATGAGCTCACCTAAGAGAAGTGTATTGGCCGGTATGAGATAAGCACTCTTTTTCTTTGTTACCCTCATCTGTTTGGCTACTTGGTCATAAGTGCTGGAATCATCTATCACTTCTACAGGATTCAATTCTAAATTGACTTCTTCTAACTTTAATGTTTGACCAGTAATGCTAAATCCATGATCAGACAAAACATTTTTTACATGCTTTGATACCTTTATATCTTGTAAAGATATTGTTTTGTACTCATAAAATTTACTCATGACCTCGTTGTTCAACTTGAGCTCGTATTCAAAATGAACACTGTTGTTCAAAAACCTTCTAAATGTTGGAATGAATGTCTTGTTCCTTATATTCTTAAAAGATATCAAGTTGAGAACAGAATTGCTTGCATGGCATGCTTCACAAGCTTTTATTAGTTTCAGCAATTCGAACAAGTCAAAATCATCTGATGTCATTACTTCACTGGCTGACAGTGAATGAAAGTCTGCACCATTAGCTCTGTATGTTCTTATGTTTTTAGAATCATTGACCATAGAAAATTTCAACATGGCACAAACATCTTTAAATGCTGACAAACTACTAGTCCATCTGGTTAGTCTATCAGCTGCAAAATCCATTATTTTCCCTGCAGAATACTTTTCATCGATTGAGATCTCCAATAATTCCTTATGCATGTTGATAGTTCCTTGGAAATCTTCATTTTTTAGATAGTTATCAAAATCTTCTGCTGTAGAGCATGTCTCCAGTCCTCTGTAAGCTATATCATGGATCTGATCAATTGAATCTCTTATCAATTCAATAGCATCTTCATCATCCACACCTCTAAGAGCATATTCAACCACATTTCCCATCTCTTCTCCATGTTCCTGGCTTTCTTTAAGGTTATCAAGGATCTTGGTCATAAGTTCATTGCTGTCGTCTACTGATTTATACAGTTCTGTATAGCATTCCCCCACATTAGCTAATCTTAATTTGAATTTTGATTGATTTTCCATTAAACCCCATGTAAATTCTGAGCTCGGGATATATTTAATCACACCTTTGAACTTTATTCTCTCAATGCTCATTGGGTGGTTTGTATCATTTATTAATATCAGCAAAGTTTTGTTAGAACTTTCATGAATGCAAAACTCATTCGGCAGAAGTTCTGATCTAATGTTTAAGAAAGTTTTTAAAACGCTTTGTTTGTCATTCATTAATTTTTGCAGTAATTTGTAGATAGATTTTGTGTGAGCCTCCCATATTCTTTGGTTGTCAGGGTTGTGGAATGAGAAATGGGAATGGATTTGTATATTTATCTCTTGGTTTGTCATGCTAAGCTGTGCATAGTTCTGAGGAGTTTTGATTCCTATTTTATAGGAATGCCCTGATACATAATACCCTCGAACATCTTGCTCATCAGTCTTTATGTAGTGTACTTCATTTTGTCTTACTTTATCTATCACAAATTTAAATTCAGTTTCATCTATATATTCAAAATTGTACAGCCAGGCTGCATGTCTGCTCATGGCTATGATTTGGGGCCTGAAAGATACTGTTACATGACAAGCTGTTTTCACATTTTTCATAGCTCTTTTAACTTCATTTAATTCCTTCAAAAGCTCTTTCATTAGACTTACACCGTTGAAGTTTAACCTATGTAAAACTTCTTTGATTGAGTTCACTTCTATGTCTGGGAAAAGACTCTGTAGCCTGTCTGAAACATAAGCACAGCAATCTATCAATTTTTCCAGATTCATATCTCGTTGCAAAGATACTATTAACCTGGAGCTCCGATCAATGACAAAATTCAGATTTGTGTAAAAATTTATGTTTGTCAATCTGCTGTAAATAGTGCTCCACATGGCTAATGTATTAGTTATAAATGTCTTTCCAAGATTGTATTTAGAATAAAAAGGGAAGTTCTTTCTACTGAAACATGTGTTTATTGAAAGTAATTTATTCTGTGACTGTATCATGTAATTGATGGATAGAACATATCTTTTCAGCATGTTCGAATCTTTGAATTCTTCTGTTTTCATTTCTTTATCTTTGCTTTGAACGTGGTTTTTAACATCATCAAATGTTTTTCTATTACCAAAAATATCATGCAACACAGAAATAGATCCTTCAGTTAATGGTAATTTTTTTAGACCCAACCCAGTCAAATAATCCATACCATAAACAGCTGACATTACAATAAGTCCTGGAGAACCCTCTATCACACTAGGAACTTTCTCTGTGATAAACCATCTAAAGTTATAATTGGCTTTAGGTATAGATGCATTGGCAACTGTGTTTTCCATCAGTGATGTAACCATCTCAAAATTCATATCTCTAACCATAAGATCTGAAATAGTCCTTATGATTTTAAAATCATTGCCTTCTGTACTTTGTATTTTTGTGAGCTTATCATGCATGTTTTCTCTATATGTCATCATTTCTCTGGAATCTGAGTCCAGGAAAGTCTTTGCCTTAGACCTGAGTATTCTATCTAGAGCAAGCTTTTCAGTAGATTGATTCGACATCTGATTTCTTTTACTAACGCTGCTATAAGAATACAAGTTTGTTAAGATGTAATCTTTGTCATTCATTGGCGATATAAGGAAAGCTTCTGGGTGGTTAGACATGTGTTTGTTAAGCTCCTCTAGTTGGACTTCTGACAACAATTTCCTTTCATCAAAATCATTCACATCCATTTCATCCACTGTTCTTCCTTTTAATGCCTCTATTATCTCTGAATTCTTCTTAAGGTTAGGAAATAACTTGCAAAAATCTCTGAAACTTGAATTCTTCATCAATGAGCTTTCACTGAAAAAACTTGGTAGTTTTACTATTTGTGTTATCATAGTTTGAAATTTCATGCCTATACTCAAGCTATCACTGTCTTCAGACATCAAACTTGTTTTGAATAAATTCACCATGCATATCATTTTTTTGTCTTTAGTGGTTAATGTCTTCCATTGGATCCTTTTGAATAACTCATTTATTCTTAGACTAACATAACCTATGGAGTTAACATTCTTTTTCAACATGTTGAAATCTTTTACTTCAAAGAAATCTAACAAGATCTTATAATAGATCATCTGATCATTCACAGAAGGACCTAAGATGGATATCATTTCAACTGGTGCATTCATCCATCCTCCAGCACAGATTGGTATTTCTGTCTTTGCTAATGGAAGAGAACTTTCTTTTGCAATTGTCATTATATCATTTTCTTCTCCTGGCAGCATAGAGTAAATGCTGAGTGATTGCACTTGAATAGCAGAATAAGCAAAAGGAATTAGCTCGTTGGGACAACCTTTTCTTAGGAGCATTGTGATATGTATAGAAAGAGACATAAGATCATCAAAATAACTGTTATGTGAGCTTTCTGTACTGCAATTTGCCATGTGTCTGCAATATAAAGGTATTACTGCCCCATTAATTATTCTTTCAGAAATGAATTCAACCTCAGATTCAGAGGCATAACTTTTCTTTGGGTTCAATGTTATACAGTAACTTTTGAAGTGGGATTGGATGCTCCTAAATATCATCTCAGATAAACTGTTGCAGTTGAACATCTTGAGCAATTTCTTTGTATCTCCTCTGACCACCATTGATGTAGCATTATCATCTGAATGCACCATCCATCTTATAGTGAAATCAAATTCAGTCATCTTCTTCATTGCCTTTTCATAACCCATCATAGCACAGGAATGATACACTGAAGAAAGGTAATTTAAATTGCCTTGAAGCCAATTCATTGAGACTGGAAATGTATTAGTTTCTAAATTGTCTGTTAGAACAGAGAGAGCTGTTCCATATGACCCATATTCTGTTTGGCCTCTTTTAAGGTTGAGAAATATGTCACTAGGTATGCAAACTCTCTTCAATTTTACATACATCAAGATACATTCACACATCATGTTTATCTCTCCTGTTGTTAAGACTGGATTCATGATCACAGCCAACACGTATTTGTACGTTAGGTCAGAAGCAGACCATTTGGATTGATCTGCTGAAAGGAAAGCCATTTTACATTCCAATCCCTTCTGAAGAGCTGTGTTGTAGTTTGTTATAGTATCATATGATAAAGAAGACAAGTTTTTTATCTTGTAATCACCAGATATAGAGATAGCTTCTGAAGGATCAGATTGTGCAATATGTTTGTAAGTGTGTTCAATGAAGTACAACATCATTTTGGTTTTCATGCTCATCAGATAAATTTCTCTATCCATTTTTGTTCTCTGCATTTTCTCAAACACAGAGACTAGAAAATCAGTATTCCCGGCATTTGTTCTAGATTTCATAAGCACAAATTCTAATAATTGAATAAAAGATGCTCTATTTCCGCTCAATCCTCTTCCCATTTTTTCCAAAGATTCCAAGTCTATCTCTGTTATTTTGTTAAACTCTTTGATAAGATCATATAACTCTTCACTGACTTTCTTAGATTTAAGCACTGTGGTAGTTTTTTGAGTTCCATACCTGATTTTCATGAAAGTTTCAACTGTTAAAGGGTGGCTGTTATAATAAAACTTTTCTTGGTTGGTTTTCATGATCATTTTGTTGTCTCCAGACATCATTAAGTTGAAAAAGTGTATATATTTATCTACCTCTAAATTCTCCATTTCAAGGAAAAGCACCAGTGACTCATTATCTTCATCGTGACATTTCAAGACACCTTTCAATATATAAAGATCTGTTCCCTTTATATCATCTGGGTTTTTTCCCAAAACACTTTTCAATGACTCTACTATTTCAGCATTCTTGATAATGTCAGATTTTGAGCATTTCTTGGAAGATGTTAGTGTTTGGATTTTGTAAGGTGCAGAGAGGAAATCTTCTTTGTCTTCAATATTTGACCTGCATAGACCAACATTGCCAACATTCTTCTGGTAATAATCAAATAATGTTTTTATATTTAAAGCTCCATCTATAGAAAACTGGCCAGAATCATTAAACATTTCTGGTTTAGGCTTTATTTCCTCATGCAGTTCAAATCCCATTCTATCCATGAAATCAAATTCCCATTCAGCAGGCACACTAAGCAGAGTTGTCAGATTATGCACATGTGTATGCAGTGATTTTGGCATCATATAAATTGCCAAATAAACATTGTTATATAAACACTCTATGGTTTTAAGGGTTGATCCAGTGATAGGGCAAATTATATCAAGGTCATGGATACCTCCTGACATATCATTCTCTTGATCTATTGTCAATGGTTTAATGCTGTTACTAAGATTGATTCCTTCCATTTTCAGAAGAAGATTTTTTATTCCAGAAACAAAAAAGCAATCTATGACATTGGTTATATCAGGGTCAAACTTTTCTGCTATGTATTCTTTTATGTTTGAATAATCAGACAAAGGCAAGAAACCAGCATATCTCATAAAATCAAAGATACCCATTCTGCTCAATTTGGTGACAGTTCCAATAATCACAGAAGAGAATAATATTTTTTGAAGGTATTCAATTTTGTTTTCTGGGCATGTGAATACATCCACCTTTGGTTGATTTAACCATTTTTTGATCTCTGTACTTAATAGAGAATACTGTGAGAAGATAACAGGTATTTTGCTGGGTGCTTTGAACAAACTGAGAAGCCTGACTTGGTTCAACCTCTGTGGCTTCATGATATTGATATAGTCAGAACCAGATCTGAATGATACAATCAATTCTTTTGTATACAGTGAAGAGAAATATGCCTGAGCATCTTGGTCTACTCTATGCACTGTTATATAAGGGACTCCAGACTTACCTGTGTTCAATCCATCTCCTTTAAATGCCAAACAGATCATGCTTGTATTGGCACATGTAAGTATTTTGAAATCAGTTTTCTTCATGAACCTGTCTGCAACCATTAATCCCTTTGATATTTGCATCATATCTTCACTGTATGTATAAATGGACATTTCATTGCAAACTTCATGGATATTCTTGCATATGTTCATTTCTGACTCTATTAAATTGCTTTTTGAGAAAAGTTTCCCTGGTTGAGATGCGTATTCATCATAGACAATCCCTATTTTGCTTTCTGTATGCTTTCTGATATCTAGATTGTGGAGTACATACATAGCCCGTATCATAGACCTACAATAATATTCTACATCTGGATTATCATGTCTTATGAGCTTCTTCTTATGTGTTACGTGTTTCAGCGAAATGTTTAAAGGTATATCTGATTTAGAGATGTCATATTCACCACTCTTGTTGTCTGAGCTTTCTTTTGAGAATATTTCTTCTTGTATCTTACTCTTTAATTCATCTCTTACTTCAGATTTCCTTTTCTTCCCCATGTCAATATTCATCAAGTTCAATCCCTTAAAAAAGTCTTTTCTTGTTTCAGAACAGGCTTGGCTAGACAATGTAAACTCGTTACCATTTCTGGTTTTTATAGAATTTACCTCTACCCAGAGTTTTGATTTTTCTGTTCTTTCAGTCTGGATGCTGCCATCCTTTATATCAACCACGTCTTCTAACTTTGACTTTGAGTGTCCTGTGGTATCACAGCTCATATCTAGCAAACACGTTTTTACTAATCTGTACAAGATGTTAGCAAATGAATAGTCTGTTCTTGATCCTCCATAAGACTTGTTGAATATCAAATCCTTTACATCTCCAAATGCTTGTCTGAATTCTTCAATCACAGAATTGTTGTAATTCATGTCATTCATTTCTAGTTTGGCCATCATTGGGGACCGGCAGATAGAGAAATTTGTTTTAGTTTCCTGGAGATCATTTGTAAAACAATTAGGGTACTCCTTCCGATACTCTTCTGCATTTATGTTGAATGCATCTTCTATAGTTTTTATCTCAACTTCTTTAGACTTCTTTTCCAACACTTCTTTTTTAATTTTCTCAAGATGATCAGAATAAAGCTCTTCAAATAGACTTTCATTCTCGTCTAAATATTCCTTTAATTCTTGTTCATTTCCAGCAGGTTCTATTCCCATCATCTCACAACAGTTTTTGTAACCTTCAAATCTGTCTTTCAAATGGATGTCACTCATTGTGCTCCTGAAGTAAACATAACTTCCAAAAAGAAAATTCACCATCAACTGTTTGCAAATTTTATCTTGAGGGATAGAGTTTATCATTTCAATGACATCAGTGCTCATTTGATTGTGGGAAAGATTAGTCTTTTTATATTCACAAGACCAATGGCTAAAAAAGACCTCATTTGTTCTATTCATGTATTCTCCAACTCTAGAAAGAAGTGCATTTTTGAAAGTCTGTGTTTCAGCATAAAATCTCTGGAAACAGTCTGCATTGTACCCAACCATCTGTCTTAGATTGGCCACTTTTATAATATTGCTAGCAACTGCAGAGACCCTCCTGTCGTTAAAAGTACGGTATGGTGAGTTCCTCATCTCTTGGATTACTCGGCAAGTTGTTGCAGTTATTGTCATCTGTCCTGTTGGATTAAGTATGACAATGGTGACAAAGATGGGGTGTCTTTCCAGGAATGGTTCTCCATCTATTTTTATATCTTTAAACGTCTTCCATATGCTTGTGTAGTAATTCTCAGAAGTCTTGGTTTCTGTCATAGAATCAACTGACACTTTCCAATCATATATCATTAAGCAGGCTCTCTGTCCAGCGGATTCTTTATATATGACATAATTATCAGGTGTTAGATGCTGAAACACTAGCTGAGATAAGAGCTCATCTTTTTGTTCTATCCTGTTCATGATAACAGTTGAAGCACTGCAAAAGTCAATGTATGCCAAGATGCATTCTTTCAAAAACACATCTGTTCTGTGTTTAGGCACATTATGCAAGTATTTGCTTGCCATCACACCAAATAAATCATGTCTCATCAGTTCTAGCTCTTTGTATTTATCCAGAAACAAAGAAATTTCTGATTCTACTTCTTTTTGGTCAATAGAGGATGGACTTTGATGGTAGTTGATTTTCATTGTCTCTATCTTATCAAGACTGTAGTTCATTGCCATTACGGCACCTAGTCCTGCCTCAATAGAGCTCTGGCCGTTTGGGAATTTATTGTGGATAACATTGGACATTGACATTAGCTCATCTTTAATATTTTTTAAGAAAACGGTAATTTCCCCTATGTTATCTAGGAAGCTGTTAATAGTTTGAATGTTCATCTTCTTTATTTTGTTACACGATTGCTCT